CATGCAAGCAAGAGCCTCTGCATAGTCACTGCAACAAGACCTTGTGCCGGTCCCGCAAGTTTGGGGTAGGAGACGCCAACTCTCACGTTCCGGTGGGCGGGCTTACTGTTGTGGAGTCGGAGCCTCCCGTCTGGTTTGTCGATGTAGATGGGTCTCGTTTAGAGCTGTCAACTAAGCAATTGCAAATGCAGGTAGAATTCCAGCGGGCTTGCATGGAGCAGATGTATAAGATGCCCGCACGTCTAAAGGAATCCGATTGGCGAGACCTCGTTGATAATCTTTTGGGCGATGCGACACGCATTCCTGTGCCGGAAGAGTTAACCCAAAAAGGTCTTTTTGTAGAGCTTTTAGAGAACTTCTGCACTTCGCGCATCCAAGCGCACAGCCCAGAGGAGCTTCTTACGGGCAAACCTTGGACCGAGGACGGTGTAACGTATTTCAAGCTCAGTTCACTGCAAGAATTCCTGAAGCGGAGTAACTTTACGCACTACACACGCGGCCAGATCACCGAGCGGCTCAAGGAAGTCAATAGTGGTGAGGGGTCAGATAAGACATATCGGTTCCGCGACAACAAGGACCATTGGAGGTCCGTCCGCGTCTGGTTTGTGCCAGAGATGCACCGTGGCGAGGTAGACTTGCCTGAAGTTAGTTTCCAGCCGGAAGATCCGCCGTTTTGACTGACCAGCACGAAACCATCCTTGGTCCCCCCGGCACTGGCAAGACGCAAACCAACTCTAACAAGATAAGAGACTGCATTGAGCAGGGCATTCCGCCAGACCGTATTGCCTGTGTTTCATTTACGCGCAGAGCGGCGAAGGAAAGCCGCGAGCGTGTCTGTAGGGATTGGGGTATCGATGAACGAGATATGCCGTACTTCCAGACATTGCACTCAATGGCCTTTAAGGCGGGAGGGTATAAATCGGACGATGTTATAGGCCCCAAGGACATGCGTGAGATTGGCGATGCTGTTGGGATGTCCTTCGGAAACAAGGCAAAGGCTGACCTTGAGTCTGACTTTGACACGCTTGGCGTGGACAAGGGCGATTTCTACATGAGCCAGTATCACTTATCCCGCAGCAAGGGCCAGTCCTTGGAGGAGACACATAGAAAGTTGGCGGACTATAACGTCGATTGGTCCGAGCTAAAGCGGCTTGTGTCAGCGTATAAGGACTACAAGATCGCCCGCCACAAGATCGACTTTACGGACATGATTGAGAATTTCATTAAGTCAGATCAGGGGCCTGATGTAGACGCCTTATTTGTCGATGAAGCTCAAGACCTTTCCACACTTCAATGGTCCATGGTCGATGTTCTTCGGAAGAAGCCCCGGATACAGGTTTTCACGGGCGACGACGACCAAGCGATCATGGGATTTCAGGGTGCAGATGTTAATGCCTTCCTAACCGCAACAAAGAAGAAGACGGTTCTTGAGCAATCCTATCGGTTGCCTCGCCTCGCCTGGGAGGAGGCCCAGAAGATTGTGTGCCGGATAGAGGGCCGTGCGCCAAAGTCCTGGAGGCCGAAGGACCAAGAGGGAAAGGTCCAGTTTCACCAGAACGTGTTGGATGTGCCATTGCACGAAGGAAAGTGGTGCCTCATGGCGAGGACCAACCGCATTGCTTCGCAGTACGCCAAGATTTTACGGGAAGATGGGTGGGTTTACAGCCGCAACGGTCACCCCAGCATACCCGTCAAAACATACGAGGCGCTGCATGATTGGGAACAATGGTGCAAGGGCGAGCCGCTTACGCCGACGAAAATGAGAAACGTCTACACTTTTATGAGTGTCGGAGAGGGTTATGCCAGGGGCTTCGGTCCACGGTCCAAGGCCCTGATGGAGCTTTCCCCGGAAGAACTGATCTTCATGGCGGATGCCGCTGAGAAATTTGGTCTTATTATTGACAACACGGTAAGATGGCACCGCGCACTCGGTAAAATTGACATGGAGACAAGGAATTACGTCCTGAATGCGTTAAGCCGTAAAGACAATGTTAAGAACCCCCGCATCAAGGTCAGTACGATCCATTCCATGAAGGGCGGCGAAGAGGATAATATATTGGTGGTGCCGGACTTGTCCTATGCTGCCCACCGGGAATATCTTATCGACCCAGCAACAGAGCATCGAGCGTATTACGTTGCCGTGACGCGGACCAAGGATTCTCTACACATAATGTTGCCCCAGACAAGCCGGAGCTATCCCATATGAAACCCGTTGAGGTTCTTAAAAGTGCATCGAACCTTGTCGGTGGAGATCGGGCAAAACAGCACGGCGATTACACGCTTCTTCACGAGCGGGTGGCGGAGTTATGGTCAACGTATTTAAAGGCTGATGTTTCAACCGATCAGGTTGTTTTCTGCATGACGCTGCTGAAGATCGCTCGCAGTGAGTTTGGCTCCAAGAACCCTGACGATGGCGTCGATGCCACGGCGTACACTGCTATCTGGGCGGCTATCTTGGAACAAAAAGATGCGTGAAGACCTCTTTGATGAGGCTGTATGGTCCCCGCCGGATTATCTCCCTGATCTTTCCAGCGAGAAGATAATAGCCGTCGATGTAGAGACGAGAGACCCTCGGTTACGCGACCTCGGCCCAGGGTGGCCTAGGAAAGACGGCAATCTCATTGGGGTATCCGTCGCGGCCTCGGAGTGGAGCGCATATCTGCCTATCGCCCATGAGGGCGGTGGGAATATGGCGAAAAATCTTGTTCTGGGATGGGTACAGGACCAATTGGACCACGGGATGGATGTGGTCTTCCATAACGCGCAGTACGATCTGGGATGGCTCTTAAGCGAGGGCGTAACGGTCAAGGGAAAGATACTTGACACCATGATCGCCGCCCCTCTGCTCGACGAGAACAGATTCAGCTATTCTCTTAATGCTCTGGGGTCCACGTACCTTGGTCAGCGGAAAGCGGAAGAAGATCTGCGGAGGGCAGCGGACCAGCATGGCGTCGATGCCAAGGCTGAGATGTGGAAGTTGCCGGCAGAACGAGTGGCGGCTTATGCCGAGATGGACGCAACTTTGACGCTGCGGTTATGGAAGGTCTTGCATAGGAAGCTGATCGAGGAGGACTGCGAGAAGATCCTAGACCTAGAAATATCCCTTCTTCCCATGATGTTTGAGATGAAGCGACGTGGCGTCCGCGTTGATGTAGACAAGGCGGAGAAGACCAAAGAGCTTTTGCAGGGTAAAGAGGACAAGCTCCTCAAGGAGATATTTGACGAGTCGAACGTCCGAGTAGAGCCTTGGAATGCTCAAAGTCTAGCTAAGGTGTTCGACAATCTGGGGCTTAAATACGAGCGGACAGAGAAATCAGACGCCCCAAGCTTCACCAAGCATTTCTTGAAATCTCATGCCCACCCCATAGCGCGTAAGATATTGGAGGTCCGAGAGTACAACAAAGCGAACACCACCTTTGTCGATACGATCCTGCATCATCAATATGACGGGCGCATCCACTGCCAGTTTAATCAATTGCGGTCAGACGAAGGGGGGACAGTTTCGGGCAGGTTCTCGTCGAGCAATCCAAATTTGCAGCAAGTTCCATCCAGACATCCAGAGATAAAGGCCCTGATTCGTGGGCTGTTTATGCCGGAGGAAGGGTGCCGGTGGGGTAGCTTTGATTACAGCGCCCAAGAGCCGCGATGGATGATGCACTACGCTTCGCTGACACCAGCGACCAAGGATAACGATAAAGTCCAGCAGATCGTGGAGAAATATCAGCAGGACGATATCGACTTCCACCAAATGGTAGCGGACATTGCGGGAGTTAATCGGTCCCACGCTAAGACGATAAACCTAGGCATTATGTACGGAATGGGCATTGGTAAGTTGGCAAAGACCCTTGGGGACATACCCTTTGAGGAGGCTCGAACGATACGCGATGAGTATGACGAAAAGGTGCCTTTCATTCGCGCGCTAGCATCTGCTGTCATGGATGCGGCGTCCCGTCGTTCCGAAATAAGGACGATGTTCGGTAGGAAGTGCCGCTTTCCTATGCGTGAGCTGAAGGGTTACTCAAAGGAACGGAAAAGTCCCATCCATGTAGATAAACTCGAAGAGAGATGGCGGGACGTTTTAAACACGCCGGATGAGCTTCGTGACAAGAATTGGGCGAGTATGAATCCTGAGAGATATCAGGTGGCCTTTGTCTATAAGGCGTTAAACAGGCTGATCCAGGCCTCGGCGGCAGATCAGACCAAACAGGCTATGAAGGACTGTATGGACCATGGTCATTGGCCCATGCTCACGGTTCATGACGAGCTTTGTTTTTCGATAGAGAGCGATAAGCAAGCGGAAGAGATAAAGAGCCTGATGGAGAATTGTTCTCCCGGCATGAAGATCCCGTCCAAGATTGAGGTTGGCCTAGGAGAAAATTGGGGATCTGCGAAATAAAGGAATTACCCCTCTAGGGCCGATGAAGAAACTAGAGGGGCTCCCTAGCCCCGATGCTGTGGGGGACACGCCAGGGCTAAAGTAAATACTTTTAAAATTCGCGGTGATACCCGACATTCACATTTGCGCCTCGGCTACCAAGGCCAGCGCCACCACTTAGCGTTCCGCCCATGAAAGGCGTCGATCCAGTCACTCCCACGCCAAAATCTTCTCTATTAGGCAGGTTGGCGGCGCTATCAAACTTCTGATAGAAGCCCCCAATCCCAACAGAAGAGTCATCCCCCAAGGGGGCGTTTAAACTGCCTGACACGTCCAAAGACCTACCCCTAGGAGTTTTATTCATAGCGGCATTCACAGCGGCTCCAAATTTTGCCATTCTTAGTTTAGCATTGAGGGATGCTGTCAAAGTATCGCGGCCAGCCGCTAAAGCTCCAGAAATGCCGCCGCCTGGTAATGGGACATTTCCCGTGACCTGTGCCTGGGGTTGCCCCTGTCTCTTAT